TAATATACCACAAATAAACGATATAAAAAAACTCTGGAGCATTTATTTTTAAAAGTTACGAACATTTAGTGAGAATCTCCAATTTCATGTTTCTCCCCAAAGATTAAATAATCAGGGTTTATAACTTTAGCAATCTTGTTACGTTCTCCTGTATGATACTTAATTACAATTCCTTCATGTGGAACCTTAGTCCCTTCGATAAAGTTTTTGAATGTATATTTGTCTTGGATTTCTTGTGACCAATTTCCATAGTGTAATAATTCGACATACGGTAAGTGTAACAATGAATCAACAGTATCAAAAGCATCTAAAGGGTTTAGATATTCATCATTTTGCTTAACATCAAACGCAGTAAACCTAATTTCATCTAAACCATAATCATATCCTTTTTGAATACCTGCTCCATAAACTTCTCCGTATACAATAACACCATTCCCAATATCAGGGTTTGTGTATCTACACTTAACATAATCCCAAAGCTTTTCTTCGATTTTATATTTCTCTCCAACCGTTTTCCATACATCAGTTGAATAAAATCCTTGTGAAGTTGAACCTTTCTCCATATTATGAGAACCATATACAAATTCATAATCAATCCAATCATCATGTAACCAAAAGAACTTTTTAATCCTATCTAATAAAGATAACTTTGATTTCTTTACAATTCCATATCGGGCATTTGCACCATGAATTTTACGTGTAATCTCAACAGTATCTTCTTCAGTAAACATCCCATCTACATTTTTAAGATTTGGAAACTTATAGTAAATGTGAAAGTTTTGATTATCTCTGTATTTAATCTTTCTACCAGAAGATAATTGAACTTGTCTAACAGGTGGTTCGTATTTAGAAATAGATAAATGTGACATTAAATCGGTCCCTTCCAACATATATGCAGACCTTACAAATTTATGTGGAATAATCAAACACTCAGAATAAACCCCTCTTAATTTAACAGTTCTAACTCTATTACCTTTTCGTAAGTAACTTGTTATTCCGATGTCTTCAGAAAGTTCTAACGGAATTACAGCGTCAGTTGTTGCAATAACTACTAAACTTCCTATACAAAGTTCACCTTTCTTCGTGATTGCATTCCAACCACCAGCAACTACAAGTTCGATGTTATCGGCACCTTTGATTTCTATTACTTCGTTAATTTTTGCTACAAAACAGCAGCTGTTTTTATTTTCCATTATATTTATTTTTTGTTCCACCACCTACGTCTTTTGCTTTTTTCTTCTTTTAGCTTAGCCTTTAACTTTGTATTTGATTCTTTTAAACGATGTATTTCTTCGTCTTTTTCAAGTTTTAATCCTTCAATTATATGTGCTTCAAATTCTTTATTAGAGAAATACGTGTAATACTCTCTATGGTTATTGTAGATTGCTATTTTATTACTTTCAATATTATTTCTAAAATCCCTTAATTCATTATACCTAGATAATAAAATAGTTGCTGTTTGATCTGCCATTATTTTATAATTTAGTAGTGAAACGTTTTCTCATGTTTTCAATATTTTCATCTGGAACTCCGTGTGAGTTTATACCACCGTGTCTATTTTCAACTATTAATGAATATACTGTATATCCATATTCTTTTGCTAGATCAGTATATGGTTTCATTTCCCATTCTTGTGTAAATGTATTTGAGACTACAATTCTTTCGTCTAGATCTTCCATAGAAATTAAGACTCTGCTTTGACACCATCTATGTGCATTTGGTAATTTAGCGGCATCAAACGTATATACGTCATTTAGGCCTCTTTCAAAAAACATATCGGCTTCGTAATTCTTTCCGCCTAATGATTTTGCTAATGTTGATTTTCCAGATCCTGGTAATCCTCTTAATAAAAATAATTCTTTCATATCTTGTGTGTTATATGTAAATATAAACGTTTTTATTTAAGCGGGAAAGTATTGTGTGACTTGTTTTCTAAAAGTTACGAACAATATTACTATTTTACATCGACATGTATTTGAGTCTTAGTTTAAGTTCTATTTCATCTATCATTTGTTTAAGGAATTCAGTTCCTTCTTTTGATTCACAATTAATACATGATAAGAATCTTCTAAAGTTTTCTACGTAATTTCTAGCTGCTTCAACATGTATGTCTAAGACACATGAATCTATAACTTTTTTGGTTTTTTCATATGCTTTAGATAAAGCAAGTCTAGTAGTATTTTCTTTAAGGTACATATTAATTAATTTTTAAGTAGTTAAGTACAATGTCCCAATTTAAATATTTCTCTGTACCAAATTGGATTAGTTCTCCTTTAAATTCTCCTGCACCATTTGCAGTCCTATCGTCGATTAAGTAATCACCTATCATTAAATTTTTATGGTGACTGGTTATAATTCTCTTATAAGCAGGTGCTCCTAAGTATTTTCTAACCCATAATCTTTTTGCTTTAACAGAACCTAGACTTTCCCAAGGTGCACTTGTTAATAGATATACATCATATACTTCTACTAATTTATTGAAAGCTTCAATAGCACCTGGCATTGGCTTAGCTTCATAGAATAATTCAGGATCTTCATCTAACAAATCACCAATTCTAGAAACTGAATCTTTACCGTACTTATCTGTACAAGCTTTGAAGATATCAACTAATACGCCGTCCATATCCAAATACATTATTTTCTTTTCCATATTATCTTTTTATTATACTGCTAATATACAATTAATATTTGACATAAAAAAATCTGGTCTGATTTATTTTTATTTTTTATCTGAAGTAGATGGGATTCTACTTGATTTAAATAGAATGTGCGACAGAACATTAATACCAAGTGCTTGCCAGAATCCTATAGGACTGACAGGCGATACTGCTGGAACTAAACAGTTATTCCATAACCACATAGTTGGAAATGCAAGGAGGACTGCCATTAATGTGATGGCGATTAACACGCCTATCCATGTACTAATAATATTTATTGATCTTTTCATAATTTATCTTTCTAGTATTACAAAGTCTCCGAATGCCTCATCAAAAACTTTAATTAAATTTTCATAATCTCCACTCTTCATTTGTTCGAGCAGTGCTTCATATGGTTTATCTAAATCCTGTGAGAATTTCTTAGCATATGCTAATAATGCAAACGCGTTGCCATCTGGTCCCGTAAGATCTATAATAATTGGACCCTCTTGGTGTTTGTGTAGTTTTTTTCTAATCATACTACTAATATACCACTTTTATTTGACATAAAAAAATATTTAAGCATTTATTTACAAATTATTTGTGGTTTTTTAATATCATATTTTTCTGACCATGATTTAATAAACTCTTTACCTATTCCTAATTCTATGATTTCATATTTATGATTTATGATAGGTTTTGTGGCTCTCATGTTGTTTATAATATCCACATGTATATCAGTAACTATCATATAATAAGTTTTGCTAGTTTTTGTTTTTCTATAAACAGCAACGTTTGTTAGTTTTCCTTGTTTTAACCAAGGTAGTTTAAGTTTACTTATTTCCATAATAGTTGTACACAAATTAATGCAAACGCCAATGCCAAAGAAACCATAGTTTTAGTATTGATACCTTCTCCCATAAAATACCATGTTAAAAATGCAAATGAACAGATACCCATAGAAAAACCTATGAATCTACCTGGCCATAATTGACCGTCATAATATGTGGCTATAAATGCAGTAGCTCTAATAAACGCATAACTAATCATAGTTCCACCGATTACTGAAAGTAACCACGGATTCTTTTTGGCCCATGGGGAAATAAATTGCCCATTAGTTTGAAACCATATACCTATTTGTCCTACTAAGAACAATAGCATTCCTGTTAATAACGATCTCAAAATAAAGTAGAAGTTTTAGTTAACATATGACTAATAAATGAATGCCTATGATGTGGTGTTGCACCAGCTTCTAATATAGCATCTCTATGTTGTTTAGTACCATATCCTTTATTTGATCCCCATCCATATAGTGGATGATCTATGCTTAATTTTTTCATAAGTAGATCTCTTTCTGTTTTGGCAAGGATTGATGCAGCAGCTATAGAACCATATATGTTATCTCCACCCACTACTGTTTCAAACGGGACGCCGTCATATCCATGAAATTGATCACCGTCTACTAGAATAAAATCAAACTCATGATTTTGTTTAACCTCATCTAGACATTTTCGCATGCCGTTTAATGTTGCTTTAAGAATATTAGTAGATTCAATTTCTTCAACTGGTATATGAACAACTGACCACGCAATTGCATTTTCTAATACCATACGTCTAGCATCTACTCTTTGTGGTTCGCTCAGTAATTTAGAGTCTTTGATAAGTTCATGTTGAAAACCATAAGGCATTATACATGCTGCTACAGTTACAGGTCCTGATAAGGCACCTCTTCCAGCTTCATCTAATCCAATCTCAATTGTATTTGGATTATCCGAATGACTGTGCTTTAATAAAATTTTATACGATTCCATATATGTGTATGTTTAGTACTTATATATGGAACCGTTGAATTGTTTCTAAAATTTGTTCTCGTTATTAGATTTCCATTCGTCATACCTTTGTACAACTTCCTGTAAAATCTTAGCTCTAACGATGTCTTTGTTATCGAACACATGTACACCAACACCTTTAACACCTTTCATAATATCTATGAAATTAGGTAGGCTCACATGTTGTCTAGATATATCATGTTGGCTCACATCACCTGTTACAACCACTTTACTTGATTTACCCATTCTGGTTACGAATAACATCAACTGTTTAAAGGTTGCATTTTGTGCTTCGTCTAATACCATAAGAGCGTCATCGAATGTGTCACCTCTCATATATGCAAGAGGTTCAAATCTGATTGTTCTACTATCAAACAAATATTTTGCCTGTTGACCTCCTATTATTTTAGTGATATTCGAAATATACGAATTCATATAAGGATCAATCTTTTCTTCTTTAGTTCCTGGTAAAAATCCTAATTTTTCACCTGCTTCTTGTATCGGTTTACAAAGGATAATTTCTTTAATCTTTTTTTCTTGTAATAATTTTAATGCGACGTAACATGCTGTAAATGTTTTTGAAGTCCCTGCAGGACCATAACAAAATGTAATATCGTTCTCTTCTATTTGTTTTACGTATTTGTGTTGGGATTGTCTAAGTGTAACTCGTTTTAAACCGGATTCTATTGTTCCGCCTTTACTTTGTCTTGTTTGCTTTTCTGTTCCTTTGCTCATTTAAACATATGTTTTTAATTAATCACCTGCCATTATGACAAGTTCCTTTAGTTTTACTAGCTTTGTACATTTCTCATACTCTTCAAGTGATTCAAAATACTTAATCATTAAATCAATAAACTTACTACGTTGCTTGATACCATGTGGGATCTCAACGATTCTGTCGCTGTCCTTGAATGCTATAAAACGATTTACTGTTTTGGTGAAGTTTCTAGTTATTTGATAATAACTAGCTCTCATTAAACTATCTTTATCCGAATTGGATATGAAACCTGCCATGTACGTTATCTTATTTTTTAAGAGGTTTAATACCTCTAGTTTGTATATATTAAT